CTGCTGCTGCTGAATACGCATCTCCAGCGCCTCCCGGATGTCCGCCGCGTTGGGATAGTGGAGCCGCTCCAGCTCCTGCCACATGAGCAGGGCGCTGTCCGTCTCCTGAGGATTCCCGAAGGCCCCCATCTGGTACATGGCGGTCACTTCCTGCCACATCTGGGGCCGGTTGGACGCCAGCGGCGCCGATGTGTCGCAGCTGAAGAGGAAGCGGTCATCCCCCAGGATGCAGTGCCACTCGCCCTTCTCATCCCGCTCGTAGAAGTCGTACCGATTGAATTCCTCGTATTTAGCCTTCCCCCGGTTGTCCTCCGCCACGATAGGCCGCGGCTCGTCGGCGTAGGCCACCTTCAGCATGGCGATCCTGCGGAAGATCTCCGCGTAGGCCGCCTCCTTCATGATCCGCTTCGATTCCAGCCTTCCGGCGCTCTGGGCGGCGCTGAACTGCTTGGCCACGCCGCTCTGGGCGGTCTCGTCCCGCCGTCCCTGGAAGGAATCCGTGATGCCCAGCGCCTGCCTGGCCTCTTCGTATACGCTGGCCAGGTACTGCATCTCCTGGCTCAGATCCCCGTTGAACTGATACACCCCGATGAGCTGGGCGTCCGCGGGGTTGCCGACGTACCATTTCTCCTGGTCCTCCGGGTCCACCCGGAAGTCCGCCCGGTCCGGCAGCGTGATCCTCGTCCCCGCCTTGATGAAGCGGTCGATGATCTTCTGCTCCATCCTGTTGATGGTGTTCTGCTGGTCGGCGATCTTGTCCACGTCCGAGTCCCCCAGCAGCCGTCCGTAAACGCTCACGTTCTTCTGGAGGAACACGGGGAACCGGTCCGGCTTATAGTAGGGCAGGACAGTGGGCTGCATCTTGGGGAGCCCGGCCTCGTCCACGCCCTCCACCGCGCCGGGGATCTCCGTCCCGTTCCCGGTGGTGAAGGCCTGGAAGATCTCTTCCTCCTCCTGCTCCCCTTCCTGGGCCTGCTCCGAGCCGCACACGGGGCAGACTTCCGTCCCCGGGGACAGCACCTCGCCGCACTGCTGGCATTTCCGCATCCGCCGCGCCTCGAAATCCTCCATGTCCTCCAGCACGGTGTCGTTCACCCAGCTGAATTTCCCGATCCCGCCGGCGTCGTTCCGGAAGTAGGCCACGTTCATCGTGACCAGCTCCTCCGCCGTGTCCGCCTCCGAATCCAGGGTCCTGGCCTCCGGGAATTCCTCCCCTTCGTCCACTTCCTTGCCGAAGACGCGCTTGATATACGCCCTCGTCTGGGGCAGCTTGATGACGATGGCGTCCATGTCCTCCACTTCGCCGAATACCCCGTCCTGGGGCACCACCTGCTTCGGGTGCAGGATGGAGATGCTCACGTCCCCCACCGTGTCGTGGGTCCGCTTGGAGTTGTCCCATTCCACCAGCCAGTAGCCGCCGCCCTGGATGGGCACGGTCCGCTCCATCTGGTCGTTCAGCGTCTCCATGGGCAGCCGGTCCAGCTCGTTGCGGAGCATGTCCTCCAGGATCTTCGCCCGCTTCTCGTCTCCCGGCCGGCGGGCGGTCACCTTGGGCTGGGGGATCACGGCGCTGACTTCGCTCTCGATGTTCTCCGCGATCACGTTCCGGAGGTGGCTCGCCGTGCGGAAATCCCCGTTTTTCTTCCGGTCCTTGGGCGTCAGGGGCTTGATGTCCCGGTTCTTCCCCCGGTACAGCGCCTCCCTCTCGTCCATCTTCCGCACTTCGTCGCCCATGGCGGCCTCGTTCCGGCTCAGCCAGTCTTTCCAGTATTCCAGCTTCTCCTGCTTCGTCATGTCGTCCTCCACTCGTCCGCGTTTGCCGCGGGTATCACGGCAAAGATGCGGATGTTTCCGATATCCGCCGTCAGCCTGACATAGCGCGAGTCTCCGTCAATGGGGATGATCCGCGTGCGCTTCGGTATCGCCCAGTCCCGGAATTCGTCGGTGTATTCAAACTCGACGTGGGGGAAATCGTTGATGCAGGGATAGCATTTGATGCTCTTCGGCAGCTGCTTCATGTCCGCCTGCATCAGCTCCAGGACCTTCGCCAGTTCCCGGAATACCGCCGGGCTGTACTCGTAGTTCTCGTTCATCGTTTCGGCTCTCCCCATTTCTGGATCAGATACTTCTTTCCGTCCTCGTCGGCGTTCCAGTAGTCGTCCCACTGGTCCTGCGTCCAGGCCACCTTGCCCTCCGCCTCTTTTGTCTCCGGGGTCATCCGCTGGCTCGGCCTTATGTACCAGGCGATGGCCAGCGCCATGACGCAGTCGTCGTGGGCGCCCTCCTCCGCCTCCGGCCTGAGCTTATCGTTCTTCACGAAGGTGAGCATTTCCTCCAGCGTTGTGCGGTCGTTCACCAGTACGATGCCGTCCCGCATCGCCTCCACCAGCTGCCCGATGATCACCGGCCTCGTCCGCACGTTCGTCTGGAAACCGTAAGCCTTCCGGATGGCTCCGGTGTAGGTGTCCTCCTGCTCCCGAATGTACTGGTTCCGGTACCCCAGCTGCTCCAGCCGCTTGATGGGGTAGGTGCTGTAGTTGGCTTCGATGCCCACGAGGGCGTCGTTGTAATATTTCCCGAGGCAGTACACCTGCTTCGCGTAGGTGTCCTCATCGTACTGATGCCGCAGGATCGCCACCTGCTCCCCGGTGATGTTGTCCAGCACCTGGGCCACAAAGTAGTCGCTGCCCTCGCCGCTGGTGTCTCCCCCGATCACGTAGGGCCTGCCCTCCTCCGGCTCCCGGAAGATCTTCACCGGGCCGTCCTTGTCCTCGTTCCAGCTCTCCTTCCGGATGCCGGCGTTCATGCCTTCCTCTTCCTCGTAGCTCCAGAATCCGCACTTGACCGGATCGCCGATCACGCTGAGCCGCTCGGAGACCGCCTGCCCGTCGAAGACCGTCTTCCCCGTGACGCCCCATTCGCCCAGGCAGTACACCTGGTAGTAGTACGGATCGCTGTCCTTGAAGGCTTCCAGCGTCCGTATGGCTTCCTCGTCCAGGAAGCGGTTGTCCTTGTATGTGCTTCGGTGCGTCGTTGCCCGTGGGTCCTGCGTGTCGAAGAACCGGCGCTTGAGCCAGTGCGTGATGCTGATGGGGTTGAAACTCAGGATGATCTGCTTGTAATACTTCGTCTCGCCGCGAAGACGGATATCCAGCTGGTTGAAGTCCGCTTCCGTCAGCTCCGACGCTTCCTCGATCCAGATGCCCGTGATATTGTAGATGGACTTCAGCTTCTCCACGTCGTCCAGACCGGCGAACAGGATGATACTTCCGTTGGCGAAGCGTATCTCCAGCTCGCCGCTGAGTATCTTTGCGCCGGCGTCCGGATAGCTCTCAGCGATCTGTCCCCGCAGCTGGGCGAAGCATGAGTCAGCCAGCGTCTTTGCTACCTTGCGGCATACCAGCCACCGGTGGCCGGGTTCGCTCGTCACACGCTCCAGCAGTTTGCGACCGGCGAATATGCTCTTTCCGCTGCCGCCGCCGCCGCAGAGGACAAGGTATCGCGAATGATCCCGGAACAGCGGCCAGAACGTATCGTTGCTTCCGTCTCTCAGCCGCTTAAGGCGCTGTAGGGCCTCCTGCCTCATGCAGCACCTCCTCCGCTATGGCAAAGCACTCGTCCAGCGTGAGGGGCTGTTCTGCCTTGAACACGTCAGCCTGGATAGGCTGGAGTTCCTTGCCCATTACGCGGTTGATAATTGTCTTGGCACAATCGACCCGCAGTTCCGGCTTCACGTTCTCATCGTTCATGGTGGTGATCAGGAGCTTCACCGCATCCGGGCAGGCTCCATTGAACATCGCCGTGACCGACGGATCTTTCTTCGGCCGTCCCCTGGGATTGCCGGATTGCCCCGGCTTGAACTGAGCGGCGATCTGAGCCGCTGACCTTTCTGTTTTCTTACTGTTAGCAGGCATCGTCGCCGCCCCCCTTTCTTCCAGTTTCTGGTTACTTGCGCGGTTTCTTGGAGCTGTTGTTGACTGGCTGTGCAGGGCTTGTGTTCCTCGGCCTGGAAATCCTGGTCGCCCTTGCCGTTGCCTGTCTGGTATTCCGCACCGCTCCTGTGCCGCCGCCAGTGCTGCTGATGTTCGTCATTTTCTTAGAAGCCATGTTGTCCTCCTTCTAATCTCCGGCCCCTCCGCTCCGTGAGTGTCCCACGCCGTAGAGCTACTCCTTTGCTGGCTACGTTACGGAAGGGGTTATGCCATTTGCAAGGGGTATATTGTCAGATTGCCTTGGTGTTGTGTCGCATAAGAAAAACCGGGGATGTTACTCCCCGGTCTCTATGTCCATGATTGCCTTGAAGAACGGATAGAATTGCTGCGGCACTACCGCGTTTCCGAGGCATTTAATTCGGTCCACCCGATTGGGTACCCCATGAGCCACTCTACCCACGTTGGGTTCAGCTGGCCATTCCGTTCTTCTACCGAAGTCCCACCCTCGCACAGCTTTGCTATCTGCCGATTCAAGTTCCTTGTATTCTTCGGGTTGTCCCATTCTTTCGCTGTTGCGTTCCGAAAGTCCCTGGCGTTCGGTGTATACATCACTACGCCTTTCAAGTTGCGATGTTTCAGGTCGTGTTCCGCCGATTTGCTCCCAGCAGGTCCGCTTCCCTTGTAGTCCGATGCTTTTACGGTAGGCCACAGCATGGCTGCTTTCGCGTCGAATTGACCGAATGATATGTCTCCCGCCGTCACGGTGGGCAATAATGGCGACCCTGTCCCTTCGGTGCGGGGCGTCGACGGCACAAGCCGGAACAACAAACGGTTGCGCGGCGTAGCCGATGCCTTCCAGGTCAAACAGCACCTGGTCGAGCGCCATTGTGACGATACCAGCAACATTTTCACCAACGACCCAAGCGGGCCGGAGATCCGCGACAACTCTAAGCATTTCCGGCCAGAGGTAACGGTCATCTTCCTTGCCTCTGCGCTTCCCGGCTTGACTGAATGGCTGGCACGGGAATCCTCCGGAAATAATGTCAACTGTTCGTAGTCCTGTCTTTTCATAAAAGCTCTCTCCCGTCAGGGTCCGGATGTCCCGCCAGCGGGGAACGTCCGGCCAATGCTTCTCCAGGATCTTCGTCGGGTAGTCCGCCCATTCGCACTGTCCCACCGTCACGAAGCCTGCGAACTCCGCCGCCAGATCCAGTCCGCCTATCCCGCTGAACAGGCTCAGATGCGTTTTCACTCTCCCTGCTCCCTTACTTTCATATACGCTTCCAGGCACTCCTTCGCGGATTCGTCGTCACCGAGCATCCCGAACCACTCCATGAGGTCAAGCAGGATTTCCGGTACGGTCTTCTCGTTCTCCATCCGCCTGCTCCTTTCGTTTCCTGCGCCATTCC